AACGGCAAGAGCGTTGTGACTGTCGCGGGCAACGGCTCGGGTGCGCTCAAGTATCAGGTCGGCGGTCAGGCTATCGCGGTTTCCAACGGCGAGACGCTCGGCAAGGGCTGGACGGAGCTGCCCGCGAACAAGACCATTGACGGCACGACCGGTCAGACTGTGACTGTCGTCGAGGTCGACGGCAACGGTCGCGCGATCTCGGTCGGCTCCGGCAGCGTGACCGCAAAGGCTGGCTAAGAAGGGAGGCTCGGTGTATGTCGCTGGACGCGCAGCTCTCTTACTTAACGGTTGACCTCGGAATCCTGCGCTGCACCGAGGCACAGGAAACCTACCTGCGGGGGCTTCTCACACAGGCGGCGGATTTTATCGCGACACGCGGCATTGTGCTCCAGCCGGACTGTGACGCCGACGATATGCTCGCGGCGATGGTGGCAGGCTGGATGTACAAAGCGCGGGCAAACGCGGAAGAAAAGCAGCTGCCGACCTACCTGCGACGGATGCTCAACAATAAGCTTGCGCAGCAGAAGATGGGAGGCGGAACGGGATGATCTACGACAAGGTGTGCACGGTCTGCGACCTGCTCCCGGCCTCGTCTCCCCTCCAGCGCCGCCTGCGTATCGCCTCGAGCCACTTTTACTGCGAGCGGGAGGTCTACGCTGCCCGATTTTATGCCGGGAAGCAAGCCGGTGTGCAGCTTACCCGAATGGTCAGCATCCCCCGCGTCTTCGGCGGCGAGGACATTAAGGCGGAGCAGTTCGTGGTGCTCGAGGATGACCACATTTACCGCATCGATCAGGCGCAGCGAGGCTACGACTCCGACGGCCTGCCGATCGCGACGTTATCGCTCGCAGAGCCGGAGGGTAAATATGAGATACTCCAAGATTGAACAGGCTCTGGAAACCGTGCTTCCAGGCGCTGTGTACAAGGTGCAGGCGCCGGAGCACGCGCCGGACGGTTCGCCCCTGACCCGTTTTCTTGTCTGGACGCCGACCGGCGTGCGCAGCGTGAACGCAGACGGGGTACCCTTTGCAACGGTCGGCCTGTGCGTCGTGACCGTTGCCACGCAGACGGAAGGCGACACGCTGACAGGCGAGGTGCTGCAGGCACTGGCCGACGCGCACGTTGCCATCGGCCAGAGCGAGCAGTCTTTTGACCAGGAGACAATGACCTATTATTCTGACATCCCCTGCGAGGTGATCTGATGGCGCAGCTTGACATCAAAGAGGCGCAGGACGGCATTCAGGAGGCCATCCGGCAGCTCCAAAAGGCAGATCTCTTTACCGACGAAAATCTCAAGCCGATTTTGTCAACCGGCACGGAGATCATGCTCAGCAGCGTGAAGTCCGCTTTTGTTCAGGCTGGGCACAACAACCGCGCAGAGCGCCGCACCGGAGAAACCTTCCAGCACATCACAAAGGCGCGAAAGGTCTCTCGCGACAAGCGGGGCGTTCCGTACATGTACGTTACGATCTCCGGCAAGGACAGCCGCGGACAGCGCTACGGCACGAAGGGCTTTGTCCTCAACTACGGCCGTAGAACCGGCGGCAAGATACCGGCGGACTACTACTGGTCGAACGCGGTACAGTCGACATGGAAGCGCGTCAACGAGGCCATGACCGACAAGGCAGCAGAAATTATCAACAGCAACCGATGAAAGGAGGCAATCATGCCTGCATTTGATTTGAGATACCTGCAAGTCGCAGAATACAAAAAAAAAGACGGCGGCACGGAATACGGCACCGCCACGTCGATGGGCGACGCGATGACGGTTGTGCTCGACCTGCGCTTTGCCGAGGGGCGGCTCTACGCCGAGTCCACGCTCGCCGAGTACATGAAAAAGGCAACCGGCGGCACGGCAACAGCCGGCGTTAAGTACATCCCGACGGCGGCGCAGAAGCTCATGTTCCGCGCTTACGAAAAGCAGCGCACCGTATCCGGCATCTCGGGTTCGCCCGTCAAGAGCCTGACCTTCGGCAAGAAGTCGACCGGCCAGTATGTCGGCTGGAGCTTCTACGCGCCGGACATGATCGACGGCGTGGAGAAGTTCACGGCGGTCTTCGTCCGGAAGGTGCTCTTTGGCCCGCCCGCGACGAACTTCCAGACGCTCGGCGACAACATCACCTTCCAGACGCCGACGACATCCGGAGAGTTCCTGATTGACGATCTGGGCGACCTGCTTGAAGTCGCAACGCTTGACAGCGAAGCCGACGCCAAGGCCTGGTGCGACGCGGTATTTACGACGCAGGCCACAGACGTGGCAGGAGGTTAAGCATGGAAGATATCAAGCCGCGCGAGGTCGCGTGGCGCTTTGACGGGCGCGACTGGGTGCTTCGCTGCAACAACAACGTTCTTGCCGAGGTGCAGATCATCAACGGCGGCGATTTCGGCCCTATCCTGTCTCGCAAGCGGACGCTCAAGTCTGTCTTGCAGCTGTTAGCCGCGATGCTCAACGACTACGCTGACGAGCAGAAATGGGTGGACGAAAAGGGCTTTGCTATCCGGTACACCGAAAAGCAGATTGGTAGACGGCTGTCCTATGACACGGTGGATCGGCTCGCGCCGGACATTATGCGTATGACGATTCTGGCGGTCAATGAGACGGACGACGAAAAAAACGCGGAGACCAGGCAGGAAGAAGCGGCGGTATCAACTTCGCCTGGTATTTGAATATCTGGGTAAATGTGCTGAAAAACGACGAGACCGTCTTTTGGCGCAGGATGACACCGGCGCGGTGCATGGCTATCTACAGAGAGTACTTCTCCATGGCCACGCCGAGCCGGTGTGCGCATAATGCGCCGGAGCAGCCTGCGCGCTTGTCGCTGGCACAGTACCTGATGGGAGGTGGCGGCTGATGGCAACGCCCGGCATTAACACAAAAATCAAGCTCGACGGCGAGGCGGAATACCGTGCGGCACTGAGCAGTATCGACAAATCGTTCCGAGAGCTTGGGTCTGAAATGAACCTGCTTTCCGCGAAATTCTCCGAGAACGGAGACAGTATGGAGGCGCTGAGCGCCAAGAGCGAGGTTTTGAGCAAGAAAGTCGATGCCCAGCAGAAGCGCGTCGACACCCTCAAAAAGGCCGTCGCAGAGGCGCAGTCGATTCAGGAGAAGGCACAGAAGACCTTCGACGAGACGGCCAGCACACTCGACGCCGGAAGCAAAGAGTATAAGGACATGTCTGAGCAGGTACAGAAGGCCGCCGACCAGACAGCTGTCTGGCAGACCAAGCTCAACAACGCCGAGGCCGAGCTCTATAAGATGAAAGACGCGCTGGAAGAAAACAACGACGCGCTTGAGAAAGCCGGCGCGAGCGGCTCGAAATTCCAGCAGGCAATGGATAAGGTCAAGGACTCCGTTGCAAAGGCGAAAGAGGAAGGCACGGGCGCGAAGGGTATCTTTGAGAACCTCAAAGAATCGTTCGGCAGCAGCAAGGGCGAAGCGGTCGGTCTTGGCGACGCGATCGGCGGCGCGGCGGATAAACTCGGCATTCAGCTTCCCGAGGGCGCAACAAAAGCGCTGAACTCTCTCAATGGCATCAACGCCGGAACGGCAGCGGCAGTCGGCGGCTTTGCCGCTCTGATCGCAGCTGTCGTCAAGGCCGAAAAGAAGCTCATGTCCATCACAAAGGAATCTGCCGCTTACGCGAAGGAAATCAAGACGCTTGCCAGTGTGACCGGACAGAGTACCGAGCAGATTCAGGAATTTCAGTACGCCTCCGACATGATCGGCGTTTCCTATGACCGGGTCAAGGACTCTCTCAAGGAAATCACAAACAAGATGCAGGAGGCGCAGAACGGCTCGGAGGACACGGCGGGAGCCTTTAAGACACTGGGCGTCGAGATCGAGAACACAGACGGGAGCCTCCGCAGCGCAGATTCTGTTTTTTATGACGTCATTGACTCGCTCGGAAACATGCACAACCAGGCGCAGCGCGATGCGCTGGCAATGGACCTGATGTCCGAGTCGGCGCAGGAGCTGAACCCTCTGATTGAAATAGGAAGCGAAGGACTCAAAAAGTACACCGACGAAGCGCATGAGATGGGCTACGTGCTGGATAACGAGGCAGTCGAAGCGCTCGCAGCGACGGACGCTGCGCAGCAGAAACTCCTCAAGACGCAGGAGGCCGTCACGAAGCAGATCTCCGCCGAGTACGCGCCGTATATGACGGAGGCCCTGGGCGACACGGCGGATTTTATTAAAAAGATCGGCAAGGCGTTTGTGGATTCCGGCGTCGTGGATAAGTTCGGCAGCATCCTCACGTCTGCGACGCAGATTTTGGAGCCGCTGGGAGATCTGACCGTTGCGGTCCTTCCGGCGCTCGACGCGGCATTGAAGCCGGTCGCGACAACGATGGCTCTGATCGCGGACACGACAAATCTGCTTGTCGGCCTGCTGACGCTAAACGGTGACAAAATACGCACCGCGCTCGGACTCAACATTTCGAGCGGGCAGCTGAGCAACATGCAGCAGCTGCAATACAAGGGGGCTTTGTCCAGCGGCATGAGCTATGTATCCGGAACCGGCTACACCGGAACGGGCGGCTACATGGGAGCCGACGGCAAGTGGCATCAGAACGCAGCCGGCACGGACAACTTCATCGGCGGCGTGACGTGGGTAGGTGAGAACGGTCCGGAACCTGTCTGGCTTCCGCAGGGCTCGCGCATCGGCACGAACCAGGAAGGGCGCAGCCTCTCCGGCGGCGATACCTACAACTTTATCGTGCAGGCGAACGAAATCCGCGAGATCGACGATTTCATCCGCCGCATGAAAAACCAGAGACGAGTGGCCAGAATGGGGGTGACGTGATTGAGCATTACGGCTACTGTAAAAATCAAAGATTTTGCGTTTTTGGATGAGTCGGCAAGAGGCGTAAACGACCATACATCAAATCCAGTCACTCTTAACCACGGGGACTATTTGATTATGTCCGTACAAGAGCTCCCCCAAAATATGCGTTTTAAGCGAATCACCGACGCAACTGCACATGCATATTTAAGCAGTGTAACAGGTGTGAATGAGGCATACACAAGTGTGATGTTCGCCCAATTTGACGCGGAATCTATTACGTACAACACGAAACCTAATCACCTTTCTTCCTCGTATGGTGACACTAAGGTGACTATCTCACGCGGGTGGAACAAAATTGATGATTACGTAACTATGTACGGGATTAGGTATGGCATTGTTTTCTACCTCAACAAATACGCTGATGGCTCCGTCGCTGTAGTAACAAGTGGCACTAATGCCCCATATTTAACAGTAACGGTCGATGATAGCGACACAATAGGGCTAACATTACGCGAAACGTCCCCCACATCAGGTACAATCATAAAAACGCAGGATAACACTTTCACGTGGCGTGTAGCGGAAGATTCTGATAATCAGTGCGCCCCTGCGCTGGAACAAGCCTCTGCCGTCTTCCGCTGGCGCTCCGGCACGAGCGGCACCATTCACACGATCAACGTCTCCGGCAACACGCAGAGCGTCACGGTACCCGCAAACACCTTTGCAGGCACGACGAGCATCCAGTGGCAGGTTGCCGTCACGGCAAACAGCGGCGTGGTCACAACATCCAAATGGGTGACGCTTTCGACCGCCGATGCAACGCCGACCGCCGCGCCTTTGAGCCCGGTTGATACGGTGATTGATGGCTCAAAGGACGTACTGTTCCAGTGGCAGCACTCGATCTCAACCGGAACAGCGCAGAGCAAGGCAGACCTGCAAAAAAGCACCGACGGCAGCACATGGCAGACGCTTGCAACCGTGACAGGCGCTGCGCGGCAGTGGACGTGCCCTGCCGGGACGTTAACTTCCAGCATCAAATACTGGCGCGTGCGCACCTACAACGCCGACGGCATTGCGGGCGAATGGAGCGACGCGGCACAGATCGTTGTGATTGCCGCGCCGACGGCTCCGAGCATCCAGATCAAGTCCACGGGTCCGCGCCCATCCATCAGCTGGCAGACCTCCGAGCAGGAGGCGTACCAAGTGGAACTGGACGGAAAGCTTTCCGGCGGCACGCACTACGGCACGGACAAAACGTGGACAAGCCCGGCATATCTCGCGGACGGCAGCCATACAGTGCGTGTGCGTGTGCAGAACCAGTACGGCATGTGGTCGAACTGGGGAACGGCAGCTTTGCCTGTCACCAACACGCCGGGCGCGAGTATCTCGCTGAGCGTACAGGCTTCCAGCGTCGCGGATCTCAGTTGGCAGACATCCGGCAGCTATGACTTTTATCTGGTTTACCGAAACGACAAGCCGATTGCAAAGCTCACGCAGACGCAGTACGCCGACGAGCTGTCTTCCGGCAGCACGACGTACCAGGTGCGCGGCTGCTTTGACGGTTCCAGTAATTATGGGCTGTCTTCGGCGGTCACGGTAGACATTCGCGCCGAGGTGCATCAGGTGTCAGACTTGGACACCGGCCAAACCTTGAGACTCCCATACTCGGACAGCCAGCACCGGCAGACCACGCGGACACTTTCCCGGCAGGTCGAGCTTTTGCAGCTCTCCGGCGCGTATTACCCCGTCGCGGTCGAGGTCGATTCCGGCACGGATTCGCTCAGCATTACGGCAGCGCTGCTCGATGAGAGCGAGATCAGGCAACTCATGGGGCTTGTGGGCAAGCTTGTCTGCGCAAAGACGCCGCAGGGCGACATGGTGATTGGCTACATCACGAGCCTGCCGAAGCAGCACGACGGCTTCCTGAACGTTTTCAACTTCACCATTGAACAAATCGACTATGACGACGAGGTGACGCTATGACGCACAGGATATCTTACCGCGTGGACGTGCTGCGGCGCGGCGCGAAGTTCTCGGAGCTGCGCTGGCTTAAAGACAGCGCGCCCGATGTCCTTGTCGACGCGTCCGGTGACATCATGGGAAGCCTCGGCGGCACATTCCTCCACAACCCCGATATCGAGTATCTTTCCGACGAGCTCCAGCCTGTGCTGGAGCTTGACGGGAAGGAGCATCCGCTGGGCGTGTACCGGATCACAACCTACTCCGACACGATCAGCGCACAGGGCCATTTTGTCCGGCTCGACGCGTACGACCGCAGTTGGATGATCCAGACGATCAAGACGGAAGGTATCCTGCATCTTGCCGCCGGCACGAACTATCTGACGGCGGTGCAGCAACTCATGACGCAGGCAGGCATCGGGCTTGTCATCGCCACACCGACAAGCGAAACCTTGCAGACAGACCGCGAGGACTGGCAGGAGGGCACGGACTATCTCACGATCTGCAATCAGCTGCTCAGGGAAATCAACTACAAGCCCGTATGGTTTGACGGCAGCGGCATCGGGCACCTGGAGCCAAAGGCAACACCAAATGCGGCAAATATCCGCTGGCGCTACTCGAGTACCGACATCCGGCTGCTGGCACCCGTCTCGCGCGATATGTCGCAGGAACAGGACATTTTTGACGCACCGAACGTCTTTGTCGCGATTTGCAGCAATCCGGATTTGGCAACGCCGCTTGTGGCACGTGCAGAAAACAACAGCCCGTCCAGCTCCATCTCCATTTTCAAGCGCGGGCAGCGCATCACAAAGGTGGTCAAGGTCGATAACATCGCCTCGCAGGAGGCGCTGCAAGCCTACGTGGACGATCTTTGCTTCCAGTCCCAGCTCGGTACCCGGACAATCACGTTTTACGGTCTGCCGGAGGGTGGGCACGGCGTGGGCGACGTTCTGAGCATCGACGCGCCAGACTTCGGCGGCATTTATGAGGAAACCAGCTGGCGGCTGCGCCTCAGTCCGGGCGAACTCATGACGCACACAGCAAAAAGGACGGTGATTGCATGAGCGGGCAGCAAAACACGGAACCGGCTGCGGCAGAGCTTGCCACAGTCGGCGCGAAATACACGGACGGCTTGAGCCTGATTTTTGACGGTCAGACGCAGGAAACCGCGAAGCACTACAAGTGCAACACCGATATTACGTTTCAGGCGGGCGACCGCGTGAAGATCTGCCGCATCAGCGGCACCTACGTCGTCGAGTACGTCGTAGGCAATCCAAAGTGAGGTGATACCATGCGCGAAAAAATTCAAAATGCGCTTTCGGTGGAAGTGACGGGCGCGGATCTGACGAAGGCAACGAAGCTCCAGTTCTGGCTCAAGCAGGGCGAGCTGTTTTTTGAGTACGCGCCGCAGGTCGTAGACCAGACGCATTTGCTTGTCATCATCCCCTTTGCCGACGCGATGCAGCTCGACCCTGGCAAGAGCGCACGGCTCCAGCTGGCGCTGACGGATGCGGACGGCAATCCGCAGGCGGCGGATATTGTCTCGACGCCGGTCAAGGACCTACTCAAGGAGGCGGGATATGATTAAAATGACGCTTTCCCAGCCGGAGATCAAGATGAAGATCGCCCCGGCGAAGGTAGTTTACACGGGAGGCAGCAAGCCGTATGAGGGCGTATACGACGTAACGCCGAAGACTTACGAGCCGGTGGTCTTGCCGACCAGAAACCGGCTTTTGTCCCGCGACGTAAACGTTGCAAAGATTCCACAGTACGAAGTATCCAACGCCGCCGGTGGGCTGACGCTCATCATGGGCGACGAGTATATGAACAGTTAGGAGTGAGCATATGGCAAACAAGTACGTAAACAAAATCGTTGTGGGGACGGAGGTAAAGCTCGACCTGTCGGCAGATACCATCGTACCGAGTGACCTCAAAAAGGGCGTCACCGCGCACGACAAGTCCGGCGCGCCGATCGTTGGCTCGAACGAGTTTGACGTAAACTCGCAGGACGCGACCGCCGCCGTGGCGGAGGTGCTCAAGGATAAGACATTTTACGCGCGAGGCTCGAAGCTGACCGGCACCATGCCGGATAACGGCGGCCAGACGCTGGACATTGCCGACAAGGACGAAGAACCTGCCATTCCGATGGGCTTCCACGACGGCTCCGGCAAGTCGCGCATCAAGCCCACAGAGAAGGCAAAGCTTATCCCCGGCAATATCAAAGCCGGCGTGTCCCTTCTCGGCGTGGTGGGCAGCTACGGCGGCGAGGCGGTCAAGGCACAGGCAAACAAGAACGTCACGCCGAGCTTTGCCGAGCAGGTCGTGACGCCGGATGAGACGTATGACTATCTGTCGCAGGTGACTGTCGCGGCGATTCCCGTCACCTACACCGACAACGCCGCAGGAGGGCAGACGCTCCAGATCGGAGGCTGAGATGGCAGTAAACAAAGTCGCCCTGAACGGCGAAGTCAAGCTTGATCTGACCGCCGACACCGTAACGCCGGAGACACTTCTCAAGGGGAAGACGGCGCACAACGCGGCGGGCGAGCTGATTACAGGAGTGTATGAGCCTATGAACATCAAACAGTACACCGGCACGCTACTTGCTTCGGGCTGGTCCGAAGACTCACACGGCTACCAGGCGCAGACGATCGTGATCACGGGACTGAAAGCGTCCTACGACGTAGACCCCGAGTGGGACGTTGCACTTTCGGGGACGGACCCGGACGCGGACGCGGCGCTTTTAGAGGGCTTTGCACTCATCCACAACTATACGACTGGCGCGAACAGCCTGACCGCACAGTGCATCGGCAAAGCACCGACGATCAACATTCCAATCAAGGTGGTGGTCTTCGGATGAGCGGACGGTCTCCTAGATGGTTCACCGGAATCCGTGGCAACTATTCAGATAATCTTGCAGACAACACGTGGGAACAGATTATAGAAGTCTGCCAGAAAAAGATCGTCCCCCCATCGTGGAAGGTTGGAGATCAGAAGGCGATGACGATCAATGCTGTGGATTATCTTGTCGACATTATTGGTATCAATCACGACGACTATTCCGACGGCTTCGGCAAAGCCCCGTTTACCTTCCAGCTGCACGACTGCTACGGAAAAAACGAAATGGAGGGCAGCAACACAAACAGAAACGGTTGGGAAGGCTGCGCCATGCGGCAGACACATCTTCCTGCCATCTTGGTTCAATTGCCGCTGGAAGTGCAAAATGGCATCCAGAATGTGAATAAACTGACATCTGCGGGCAACAAAAGCACCACCATCGTAACAACGGCAGACAAACTGTTTTTTCCAAGCGATGTGGAAGTGTTTGGTGATGTTGATTCTTCCGCGCCAGGCGAAGGTAAACAATATCAGTATTACAAAGAAAACGGAAGCAAAATAAAAATGCTAGACGGCGCGGAATCCAGATGGTGGACACGTTCCCCGTCTATAAACGGCACCACAAATTTTATCTTCGTATCATCCGCCGGCACTAAGGGAACTATCCGGGGCGGCGCTGCGCTTGGCGTGCCCTTCTGCTTCTGCTTCTAGGGGGTGCATCATGGGAATGTTTTTACGAAGGGGACTTCCCAGCAAATTCACGGTAATTCTGAGCGCCCCTGTTTCTTACAGCAGTACCTATTCCATGTATGCCGTAGTTAATGGCGAAAAACTAACGGATGCTGCAGCACTGACGTTTCATTCTGGAAGTAAAGTTCCGATCACCATATCATATAAGGCACGAAACAGCCGCGGCAACGTTATTTTGAACGGTGTAACTGTATCAAACGAAAAAGAAGGTACTTACGAATTTGTAGCCACAACAAACACACGCATTTTATTCGAACAAAAGAAAACACATGACGGAAACGGCAACGTTGTGTGGACACCGACCTGCACCATCACGGAAAATTGATTTAGGGGGGTATTTATGTACATCACACACAACAATCAAACATACGCGAACGTCCGGGTATACAGCACATCCGGCTCGGCCCGGTTTACGGGCGATTCTCTTTCGGGGGTGACGGCGCTGACCGGTCCCGTCGTGGTCTTCGCGGACAACGGCTTCGAGCTGCGGACGTTCGTACCGATCGATTATCTCCGGCAGGACATCCGGGACGGCAGCTGGCTGCTGACGAATACGCCGGTCCCAACGCCGCAGCCGGTCACGGTCCAGCCTGTGACGTATGATCTGACCGTTTCCACGGCAAACGCCGTGCGCCTGCTCATGGCGGGCAAGCAGCCCACAACGGCGGATGAAATCATTATGTGTTCGGCGCTCTACGATGAATGGGCGCCGGGCAAACACGTCGCCGGAGACATTTTCTCTGTAGGCGGAGATATATGGGAATGCTTCCAGAATTACGACAATGCAGTATATCCGGATATTGTTCCTGGTGGCTCTGCATGGTTCACCTTCAACAGACCCTACCACGGCACGTCACGCGAGACGGCGCGGAATTTCGTACACCCAACGGGCGCGCACGACATGTACAAGGCAGGTGAATGGGCAGTGCAGGACGGAAAGTTCACCAAAGCGAACCAGGATACAGCATATAGTCTCGCAGAATACCCGCAGGCGTGGGACGTGGAAGAATAACAGCCGCCCGAGGGCGAGAAAGGAGAACACATGGACACCAAGACCATCATCGTTACCCTCGTCTGCGCCGTGCTCGGCTCGTCCGCGCTGACGGCGGTCGTCAATGCCGTCGTCAGCGCGATACAGAAAAAGCGCGGGAAGACCACGACGCAGGATACGCACCTTGCAGAGATCGACAAAAAGCTCGACAAGATGCAGACGCATCAGGACGAGCAGTATCTCGCAATTCTCCGCCTGACCATCATGTCAGAGGAAATGCCAATGGCAGAGCGCCTGATCGCCGGAGAGAAGTATAAAAAGATGGGCGGGAACGGCGATGTGAAAAAATTCCTGCACCAGCTGGAGGCGCAGTGCGGACATAGCAGTGCGCAATAAATTGGGAGGCAGATATGCGGGTAAAAGGCAAGTGGAGCAAAGGCGAGATGGCGCGCACCATCGTCATTTACCTTCTTCGGCTTCTGACAATGGTGCTGATCTGGGCGTGCGCGCTGAAAACCATCGCTGTCCTAATCGCAGTTGGACACAACCCGGAGCTGGGTACGTCGGTCGACCTGTCTGATGTACTCGGCTACGCCGGGGCGCAGCAGTCTCAGAACTGGGCTTGCTGGCTTTCAAGAGAGTATTCGCAAAAAAGAACGAACCGGTAGAATGAAAGGGGTACATAATGGATAATATCAAAAAGCGGCTGGGTAACCTGCTCAGCGTCAAATCTCTGGTCACACTGGTCCTGACGGGCGTGTTTGCGTACATGTCTGTAGCCGGTAAGATCTCGCAGGACTTTATGACGATCTACGCTGTCATTATCGCGTTTTATTTTGGGACCCAGTCCCAGAAGACGCAGGATGTGCTGGACAATGCGGGCACGCCGCAGGAGGGCGAACAGAAATGATGAAAGCATCCGAACTTGTGCGCAGGCACATTGACGTTGCGAAGAACTACAAGACCGTCTACATGTGGGGCTGCTTCGGCTCTCCCGTGAGCGAAACGATCATTGACGAGAAATCCGCACAGTACCCGGACTGGTACACCGGAGGCAGAGTCGCATATCTGCGCAGCCTCATCGGAAAAGTTGTCTATGGCTTTGACTGCGTAAACCTGACAAAGGGCATTCTCTGGGGCTGGAACGGCAACAAAAACGCCTACTACGGCGGCGCAAGATACGCCTCGAACAGCGTGCCGGATGTCTCCGCCGACGGCATGATTGCAAAGTGCAAGGACGTGTCCACGACCGGCTGGGACAAGCTGATTCCCGGCGAAGGTCTCTGGATGCCCGGGCACTGGGGCATGTACATCGGTGACGGTCTGGCGGTCGAATGCACCCCGATCTGGGACAACGGCGCACAGATCACCGCCGTCCAGAACATCGGCACGAAAGCAGGCTACCACGCCCGCAAGTGGCAGAAGCACGGGAAGCTCCCGTGGGTGGAATACGATACCATGAAGATCGATGAAGCCGTTGAGGAGGCAAAGAAGACCATCCGGCAGAAAGCCGGTCTTACAGACAGCACGATTGATTATCTCGCCGCCTATAAGTACGGCGACGATCTTCTCAAAAAGCTTGCAAAAGCGATGAAGTAAGCTGACTGCCGCGCCCGCCTGAAAGGAGGGAAGCTTTTGGCGAGCGCGAGAGTAAACATTCCGGAGGACTTGTCCGGTTTGCTGCAAAGCGAGTGGGAGCGCGTCATACGCGAGACCGGATACAGCAGGCAGGACGCCGAGATCGTGCGCCGCTACATCGTGGGCAAGTCCCCGCAGATCGACGTCGCCGTCGAGCTGTGCATGGAGCGCAGCACACTGTCAAGACGCCTGCCTGGAATTTACAAAAGGGCGCGGCAGACAGCACGAAAACTGCATATGATATGAAAAACCCGGTGTCCAAGTTGGACACCGGGATTTTCACGCAACTTCACACTCCCTCACGCTAACGCCACCCTTAAAAATCTGCGCTCCGGTACAATGGGAGCATAAGGAGGGACACAGGATGGCATACAACCCATACACCGGGCGCTGGGAGATGGACGGCGCGCAGCAGGTGCAGATGCAGCCCATGCCGCGGGCGCAGGTGCCGCAAATGCCGCAGCAGCCGCCGAAACTCGGCGTGCTGACCGTGGCCAGCGAGGCCAGTATCAACAATTTGCAGATGCAGCCAAACGACAACGCGCTCGCGCTGCATGAAACGGAAAATCTGCTCTATTACATCCGCACCGACAGCATGGCGGCAAAGACCATTGCGCGGTTCCGGATATTCCCGGAGCCGACGGAAGAGGAAAAGGCAGCGACCCAGCTGCAAGAGCAGCTGAAGCAGATCACGGACGGCCTACAGAGCATGGCCGGGAAAATCGAGGAATTGGAGGGAAAACTCAATGCAAAATCCGATCATGGCACTGATGGGCGGCGGCAGCGGAAACAAACTGCTGAACGGCCTGATGCAGACGGCAATGACGACGCTTAAAGGCCAGAGTCCCCAGATGGTGCTTAGTTTCCTGTCCTCGCAGCCGGGCTTTGAGGCATGGTTCGAGGCAAACAAAAACAAGACGGTCGGCGAGCTCGTCGGCCAGATCAGCAAGTGATACCGCGCGTAAGCGCCTATCAATAATCTAACCCGAAAGGAGGGAACACAATGGATAAGGACTATGGCTTCGGCGGATGGGGTATTGTGATTCTCATCGCGCTGTTCTTCCTGCTCTTCGCGGGCAGAGGCTTCGGCGGCAGCAGCGGCGAGAGTGCCCCGGCGACGCAGGCCGACGTACAGCGTGCAACGGACTTTGCGGCTCTGGAGCGCCAGAACAACGAGGGCGTGGCCGCAACGCGTCAGGGCGCGTACGACGTCACAAGCGCCGTCAAGGACAACGCCTACAACATCCTCGGCGAGCTGCGCGATTTGCAGTCCGTCACGGAGAGCGGCATCTCTGCGCAGCAGAAGTGCTGCTGCGACATTCTCCGCGCGATCGACGGAGTTAACTACAACGCCAGCATCAACGCTTGCGAGATCAAGACGGCTATCCACGCCGAGGGCGAGGCGACCAGAACGCTCCTGCAGCAGCAGGAGAACCAGCGCCTGCGCGACGAACTCGCACAGAGCCGCGCCGCGAACAACGACTATATGCAGTCGCAGTACATCCTCGGCCAGCTGGGCAGGTACTACCAGAACCCGCCATGCAATCCGTGCGGCTGCGGCGGCTGACGGACGGCCCAAACCTGATATAACTATCCGGGGCGATTGCCCCGTTTTTCATAATTTTGAAAGGAGACGAGTAAATGTCTTGTAGCGGAAACAGCAAATCCTATCAGAAATCCTGCGTCCGGTATTTTAATAACAGCCCGCAGACGCTTGCAGCAAACGCTGCAACAGTGCTCACGCTTGCGGGCGCGAAGGTTGTCAACTCCGGCGAGTCCATTCAGGTCGAACCTCAGAGCTACGACACCGTAAAAATTGGGCTCTATCACCTAGTAGCCGATGCGGTCATTACGTCGTCCGCGGCTGGCGTGCTCGCCTTGCAGTGGTACATGGACGGCGTCGCGCTGCCCTGCACGCTGCGCAAGGTAACGCTTCCGGCAACCGGAAACACCGAGATCCACACGGAGACAGATCTGGCACTGTCCGGGTGCTGCTGCTGCGTAAATCATACATTTACGCTGGTGGCGACGACCGATGCAACGGCGGCAGGCAGCGTGGTCGGACTCTGCACCGGTCTGCTCAAGCTTGCTTAGCCTATGACGGAGAAAATCAAGGCCTATAAGGCCAAACTCTGCGGAGCGCTTGAGGCGTGCATGGCGGAGCCCGTGAGCTCCCGCAGCGTAAGCAGCTGCACCATGCTCATGGACGCGCTGTGCAAGGCGGATAAGATCAAGATGGAGTCCGAAGCCTCCACGTTTACCGAGGACGACGCGCGGCGCTGGACAGAGCACATGGAAAATGACGACGGCTCAATGGGCGCGCACTGGACGCTCGAGCAGGCCACGGCCGTGGCCAACAGCATCGGCGTGCACGTCGACCCGTGGACCTGGTTTGCGGCACTCAATATGGAGTACTCGGACAACTTCGAGGTTGCGCAGAAATACGGCCTCGACCGGCCGGAATACTACGCAGACCTCGCGAAGGCGTTCCTCTTTGACGAGGACGGCGGCGGCCCCGAGGCGAAAATCGCCGGGTATTATCACGGCATTGTAGAGCCGAGACTCGAAAGAGATTGAACACAGTAAAAACACAGCAATCTGATTTTACATTGGTATTACTTTGGATTTATATGCTTCGAATCTCTCCTTCCGCGCCAAAATGAAAGCACCTGAGAAAATGACTCTCAGGTGCTTTTGTTTGCATATTTAGGAATTTCAACAACCGAACGCCGAACTTTACGCGAAAAATGTTTTTAATTTTTGACTAAGATGATCTAGCAAGACTTAGCGTATCCTAGCGCCAAAATACGCGCCTGTGAACACAGAAAAAACACAGTCAAAAATTACGGTCCATCTTTGCTGCTGCCTCATCGATCGTATTGTCTAGTACATCGGTGTAAATGTCCATTGTGGTCGATAGCTGCGCGTGACCGAGGAGCGTCTGGGCGGTTTTATAATCCACGCCCGCGTCGTGCAGCGCGGTCGCGTAACCATGTCGGATCTCATGCGGTGTGACCATGACGCCGCTCTCGGTCTGGTAGGCGGCGTACAATCTTGTGACGCGATGGTTCATCAGCGGGCTTTCGCCGCCATCGTCAGAAAAAATGTACCCATGCTTTTTATTGGGCAGGGCAGAGGCCAGCGCCGACAAGAGCGGAACGACGCGGTCACCTGCCTCTGTCTTCGGGCTTTTGATATACGGACGCGCGCCAATGTAGTAGGCGGACTTGTTGATTCGGACTTTTTTCGCTTTGCGGTCGATGTCCTCATAGCGCAGCGCAAGCGCTTCCCCGCGGCGGCAGCCGGTGTAATAGATCAGATACGCAAAGAGCCCGAACGTTTTGTCGAGGCTCTTTTTGATTAGTTTGATCTGCGCAGGACCGGGCGCGCGGCGCTTTGCCTGCGGCAGGTTCTTTGGCAGCAGAACGGCGTCAGCCGGATTGTAGGCGATGTACCCTTCGCGCTGGGCTTTGTTGAGAATTTGACGGATGATCTGGCGCTGCGTGGTAACGGTCTTTTTGGCGTAGGTTTTGGCAAAGCAGTTGATGTATTTCTCCACGTCCTTCGCTGTGATCGACGAGACGTCCGCTTTGCCAAACTCAGCGATTGCCCGATTGTAGGCGGGCTTGTAGTTTTTGTAGCTGTTGTCGGCTAGCGTCGGCTCGATCTCGTTCCACCAGGCGTGCGCTACGTTCTCAAAGGTCTCGGTCTTCCCAGCGGCCACGTCGGCGCGGTAGCTTTTGACCTTCTCCCAGACCTCGCGGTCGGTTCGGCCGCGGAAGGCTTTGCGCTTGCCGTTTATTTTGATAATCGTCTCATGCAGCCCATCCGGGCGCACGTAGTACTTGGGGATCGCCATACAAACCTCCCGTGTCAGACTTGGACACAGACGCGCAAGGCGGTGCGAATCCAGCCGAGGTTCGGGTTGCGCAGGTCGATAATCAGCGCAGCCAACGCCAGCGTCAAAACGGCACACAAAACAAAAATAATACCGGTTCGAACGCGAAGCCCACGCGCATAGACCCGCAGCATCTGATTCGCGTGCGCCAGTTCCTGCTGGATTTCGTCCGGCTGTTCCGGCTGTCCATGGCATTTGATTTCGTATACGTCATCAATGGACACATCCAGCGACTTGCAGATCGGCGCGGCAGTCTGAACATAGGTATTCTTTGTCTCGCCGCGCAGAAACTGCGCCACAGCGTTGACCGAAACGCCGGATTCGTCGGCAATGTCCTGGTATGTTTTGCGTGGGCGCAGATTTTGCCATTTTTCGCGGCAAACTTCCCATAGTTGCTTATCCAAAAAAACATCCCCCTTTGCAAGAACCATCTGTAATGGGTCATAAAAGCCTATATCAACGGCTGGAAGGCTTATCCAAAAACTGATAGCATAGACTCACAGGCGGCCACCACACTGCCTGCAGCAAACCAAAAGCTCCACCGCCGATGGCACGACGGTGGGGCGAACAAAACTAAGGATTACAATTCCCACATGCCGAATAGCCCATATCGACTACGGACTCGCGCGTGCCTGTGTAAGACTGTTTATTCTTATCCGACATGGTTTTCACAGAGCCGCAATCGGGCTTATGGAAAACCATTGAGCTTGTATTCAAAATATAGCTGTGCTCGTCAGCTGGTTCTTCGGTAACCAAAGAAGTCGTTTCGCTTGTCTCCGGCACGGCGCTTTCGGACGCGGCCGACGACGGCTCATCGTCCCCATCCGGCGTCGTTACATATTCCTGATGCAGCCCTGCGTCCGGGTCTCCAGAGCGGTCGACCTTCAGCTGAATGTCCTCGGCGGTTTTTTGCGTCTGGCCACGCACTGGGCTCAGCCAGGCGAATAGCCCGGCGATTGCAAGGAAGAAGGCCAGGCCGCCCAGCACCCACGCCTTGGACATCGCGGGCTTTTCGGTCTCGGGGTCCGCCTCATCTGAGAAGGCCTCGAAGACGCCACTGAGAATGAGCCAGTACGTCGCCGCGCCCAGAAGAAACGCAAAGACGTACTGCTTGACAACCAGCGTGCAAATGGTCAGGCAGAGGAACAACGCGCCGATCACAAGCCGCCGGATGCGTCTTTGTGTAGCCATAGAGATCACGTTTCTTTCTTTCAGAATAACAAACTCTTTATCTTGAGTACTACGAGAAGCCCTATGCAAAGAGCAATTGCTATGCGGATGACGTGCTTGCGGATGTTCCGGTGCGTCGCAACCGTCTTCTCGATCTGCTCGGATTCTTCCGTAGTTCGGGGCTGGCTCTGCTTCTGGCTGCAAGCCGCAGCCGTGCCGACAGCCACTGCTGTCCAGAGGTGGCTCTGTATCTTCCGCTTGCGGCCCTGTTTGGTGGTCGGGATTCCGGTTGCACGTGCGATCTTCTGCTTCGCCGACGAAATGCCGAGCGCCCGGTTCAGGCTGAAGCCGGGAATGATAGACTTTTTGCGTCCCATAGCACATCCCCCGTCCAATAATTTGGATTTTTAGGTTTTTGCTGTGCCAAAAGTTTATCGCCATCTTTTGGCACAATGCCGATTGCAATTCCAGAACAGCTGTTCTAAAATAAAAACACCGCAAAAAAGAAAGGAAGTGCCGCGTTGGATGAGAACCTGCTCCAAGATCTGATGTCTCTGACACCGGAAGGACTTAGTCTGTTTGCTTCGTATATCGCTGCTTTAGATAATCGAGATACGCCCGCGCTTCCTTCCGCGCCTCAGGTGGTAAACTCATAAATGCCTCTGCGGCGCTCATGACCTCATCAGGGATTCCTGATGGGGTCTCTTTTTTCTCTTCTGCACTATCGTCGATCAAATAATCAACAGGGACTCCGAACAAGGCAGCAATTGCTTTCCAGTTCTTCATGCCGGGGTCGTATTTCCCTGTCTCCCATCCGGAAATAGCAGCTTGCGAAGCGTGCAACGCTTCGGCGAGTTCCTGTTGGTTCATGCCTTTGCTCAGCCGAACTTGTCTCAGGCGGTTCATGACGCTTCACCTCTCTTATATAATATCAGCTATTTTTATTTTTTCTAGCGCATATCAAGATTATTTATAAAATTTGATATTCCCTATTGACATATCAACAATCTTGATATATAATCCAGAATATCAAGAAACTTTATAAAATATTAGTGAGTGGGGTGATTAAGATTAACGGAATCAAGCCGAAGAGAATCGAGGCCGGTTTGTCCCAAAAGCAACTCGCCGAAATACTACAGGTAACGCAAGCTGCCGTAGCAAATTGGGAGGCTGGAACTGCTTACCCGCGTGCGGCGCAGCTTCCGGAGCTGGCGGCGGCGCTGCACTGCACCATCGACGAGCTCTATCAGCCGCCGGAAGAATCTGCTTAGGGGGCAAGCTAAGATGGATGACATTTTTACAAAACGCCTTGCGCAGATGATGCATCAAACGCAAATGACACAAGGTGCTCTTGCGCGAGAGATCGGCGTGCAGCGGCAGACTGTGTCGCTATATGTGCTGGGGCGAAGCCGCCCGGACACCGACCGCCTGATCTTGATTGCAAAAGCGCTCAGAACGACACCAAATTATCTGCTTGGCTTTACAGACGACCCAAACCAGGAGGGAGTGAACAGAGTGATTAAACTTGAGGTTCGGCCATACTGCGAGCGCTGCCCGGAGTTTACGCCGGAGAAGCTCACAGATCCATGCAGCCGGTATTACCAAGACAGCTGTCTGACCGACGTCGACACGCTTATTGTTTGTGCGCATCGCCAGCGCTGCGCCGCGATTGCAAATTGGTTTAGAGCAAGGGAGGGAGAGCGTAATGCGTGAGACGGAAGGATACCGGCCGCAGCTGGAGCTTTTGACGGACATGTTCCCGGCACGGGCGGCGATCACGGTCACGGAGTGCCAGGCGGTGCTCGGGCTCGACCGGCGGACGCTTTTGGCCGACCGGGAGTTCCCCGCGCGGAAGGTCGGCAACAAGTACGCCGTGCCGCTGACGGAGCTGGCTCGCTGGCTGACGCGAAAATCATAGCAAAGTATACCCCGCAAATCCACGCGAAATACCTGCCGGAGGGCAAAGGCGGCTTGCAGACTTGCTGCCGGATTGGAGGACATATGCCAAATATCTACGGAGCCGCCCGCATTGCCAAGGGCATCACGCAGGAGCGCGCAGCCGACGCGATTCCGTGCTCGGTGCGGAGCCTCGCCGATTATGAGAGCGGCGCACGCATCCCACCGTCGGAGACGGTTGTGCGGATGGCGGAAATTTACGACGCGCAGTATCTGTGCTACCAGCACCTGCGCCAGACAAGCGAGATCGCCCGCAGGCTTATCCCGGACGTGCGCGAGTGCGCGCTTCCCGAAGCGGTGCTGCGGCTGATCGATGAGATCTATGACTTTGCCGACGCGCGGGAGGACCGCCGCCTGATCGCGATTGCGAAGGACGGCACCATTGACGAGAACGAGCGCCCGGAGTTTGACCGGATCGTCTCGAAGCTCGCCGACATCATCCAGGCGGCGCTGGCAGTCACATACAACAACACAGGAGGATGATAATATGCGCAAATTTTACAAAGCCGCCGAGCGGTTCATGTGGTGCTCGGTATTTCTGGCAATCGCGGTGTTCCCGTTTCTGGCGGCGAACTACAGCATGATTTGAGGTGTTCGGCATGAAAAAGAGCGTAAAAAAATCCCGCACAGCCGCTGCGAACGACTGCACGGGACCGATGTCAAAGGACATCATGAAGGCATCTTTAGTTTATCACGGTTTGCTGCCAAATGCAAGTGTGGGGGAGGTGAAATTTTGGAGAATCCACAAGAATTCCGGGCTTTCTGGTCTGTCATCCCCGCAACCGTCTTAGACGATATGCAGCTGCAAGCCAATGCAAAGATTTTATACGGCGTGCTCTCGTCTCTCATGCGGCGCGAGGGCTACTGCTGGCCGAGTAACGCCCAGCTGGCCGCCGCCATGCACTGCTCCGAGGATGTTATAAGACGCTGGCTTGCTGCTTTGCAGCATGACGGGCATATCCAAGTCCGGGTCGTGCCGAACCGCAAGACGGGCGGTTCCATCCGCTACATTTCCCCCGTGGTCGCCGCGCCGGTCATCCTCGACGAGGATGATGGGTACCGGGACGAACAGCCCGGTACGTACCGGGACAAAAATCCCGGGGTACCGGGACAAACTTCCCGGTCTATATATAAGGATGGATTAAAAAAGGATAATAAAAAAAGAAATATAAAAGAAAAAGCCGTAAGCGCTTCGCTGCTTGAGAAATGCGAGCCGCTTGGCTTTGAGGTCGTAAGCGCGATGCAGTCGTTTCTCATGATGCGCGCTGAGCTCAAGAAACCCATTCAGTCCGAGCGGTCAGCCACCATGCTCTGGAACAAACTGCAAAGCCTGTCAGCCGGAGATGCGGCGTGCATGGCGCGGATGCTCAACAATTCGACCGAGCATCAGTGGCTGAGCGTGTACCGGCTCAAGGACGACGAGTACCCGCAGCCGCCGAAGCGCGAGGTTGACACACAGGGGGTGCGGTTTCTGTGA